ACTTGGTTTATCGACTCTTATCAAATCTCCATTATATCTGCATGCAAAAGCATTGAATAACAGTGATTCTTTTGTATGTTTATCTTTCTGTCCACCTGTGGTAAATTCTGGTAGAACTGGTACTGCTAACTCGTATGCATCCTTCTCTGGGTCAACATCAGGCTGAACAAGTGCTGTTCTAGCATTTTTATAGTCTGTATACACATTACGAAGCAATAATGTATCTATGATGCTATATTCATTGTCTTTATATGTTTGAACAGCACCAACCAACTGTTCAAGAGTATTCTCTTTCAAAAAATCAATCAAAAGATCAGAACAGTATTCTTCTTTGGGAGGTGTTAAAACTCCAATAGAATCAAAACTCTCTTGAGGTGTATTAAAAGTTTGAGCAAACACTTCAATACTATCAGGTAATTGACCACCAATCATTGAATCGTCACCTCCACCAATAGCCGAAAAGTCTGGTCTACTCTCAAACTTGAATGTCTTAAATATATTCAAATAAGGTTCTTTTAATGGTGCATTTTTTCCTATCAGTTGATAGATATCACTAACATAAAAAGTATGAGTCTTACTTAACTCATCATTCGACAAAGTGGATATCGGGTAATACTCAGGTTTGATTTCATGCACAGTACGACCGTTATATAACTGATTTACCAATTTATCTACTGTTTGTTTTGGTATCTTGTTTGAATTGTCTACATCTGTATTAAAAAGACTATTGTATTCATTCGTATAATCTATAACACTACCTGTATTTTGAATTTCATAATTTGAAAATATCAACTGATCTGTCTTCAGAATACTAACAAAAGTTCTAATATCTCTTCCATTGCTGTTTATAGTACTTGTAGCTGAAGGCATCAATCCTGTGCTTTTATCCAATAAAATCTCATATGTATTTTTCAAATCAGTTATGTATGTTTGATCTGTAACTGTAATACTTTCAAAATGCTTATAAAACACTAAAAAGTAGTAAAGTACAAAAGTTCTGTATACTTCAACAACATCTATTATATACAGTATAGCTTCGAGTGCTCTTTGTTTTGTTTTGTTCTTTTCTTCATCTCTTTTCAATGATGGCGATGGTATAAGTATTAAACCGCCTTTTGATGATTTATTAGTATTGAATTCATTATTAGTTATAATTTCTGTTTTTAGATGTTTAATAAATGTCCCATATGCTTGGTCTATTTGAATAATCAATTTTTTAATACGATCTAGATACATATCTCTAGTTTGTTTTGGACTCAATGCTGTCTGCTGTACACCTGGAATATATTCATATTTGCGAACACCACCTCTTTTATTCGAATATACTGAATCTACTCCAAACATAAATGCACGAACATGATTCAATTGATCCCCAGTATTTAACAGAAATCCTTTAATATCTATTTTTCTTTCAGGTGCATATAAATACTGTAACCTCTGATTCGCTTTTGGAAGAAAGGTATTTTCTACATTTCCAATTTTAGGAGTAAGTGAAGCAACCAACGTAATATCACCTAAAGCCTTTCCAATATATCCTGCAAATTTTTTGGATAGTTCTGAAATCTTTAATACTTCTTCTATACTTTTGAAATCACCACCACGTTTATTGATTTGAAGAATACCACCAGTACCTCCAGTTTCATCTTTACCATCATACTTGTAGTTGAACACACATTTTGCACGTCTTCCGTTGAAATCGCTTATAGTAATTTTATTAAGAGCATCTGGGTTGAAACCATAAATACAGGGATCTATTTCAATCGACGATGATGCTGGGAAATAAATAGGATCATCTTCTTTTGATGCAGGTTTTCCTGCCTGATCTAAAATACTTCCAAATGTTAGTAGATTTTGAGCACCTATTGCACGATAAAGAACACCGCCAGCATCTTGAAGAACTGCTATTTCACTGTTGTCTATATCTTTGAAGGGTCTGAAAGCACTTCCACCATGTTGAGGAAACATTTCAGTTCTTTCATCCTGTTTGAAGGTTAACCTATTTTTAAGTCTGAAATCTCTATCGGGAGCATCAACATCATTAGATTCAATAAATTCTACAGCTGTTTTTTCATCAAGCGTGTTTTGAATGCCACCTTCATTGCCTCCATATAATGCCGCCATCTTACGATCCTCAAAAGGTTTAGCTGTATGGTCGTGTGCAAGATCTGCTCTCAAATGGTATTTCATAATATTCGATGGACATGGGACTGGAATCGGTCTATCTCTTCCTTGTGATTGTACTGGTCCTGTCATTGGATCATCTTCTGGTTCCCCAGTATTTCTTAGTCCAACTAATATGTTTGCTGCTTGTACAACATCTTTTGTGTGTTTTGCTTTTTTCTTTTGAGATTCTCCATCTATTTTTGAAGCCTCACCTCTTTTACGTTTATCACCTGCCACACCTCCTCGCAAGTTCTTCTTTGTTCTTGCCATTGTACTCAATACAGAAATATTAGATCATAACGGATCCACGACAAACTTACGTATAACTCTTCTTATAATAAGAACAATGTCCAACATTATTACAGGTGTTCAGTTCGGCATCACCAGTCCCGATGAAATCCTTCGTCGTAGTGTTGTTGAGGTTGTCACTGACAAAACTTATCAAGGAAACAACCCTGTGCCCGGAGGCGTATTCGACTCTAGGCTTGGTGTTATCGATTCTGGTAAGATCTGTCCCACCTGCAAACACACAAACATGAAATGCCAAGGTCACTTTGGTCATATCAGTTTGGCACGTCCTGTCTATCTCTATCAATTCCTAGAATATCTGGAGAAGATCCTCTACTGTGTTTGCGTGAACTGTTCCAACCTTTACATCAATCCCTCCGAAGAAGAGAAGTCCGCTTTCTTGAACACTTCCCTTTCTGGCGTTGCTAGACTCGGCGATATTCGTTCACGCTCTGTTGACTTCAAAGCAAAGGCTGCAAAATCCGCGAAAGGTGCTCAGGTTCCTTGCGGTGTCTGTGGTACTACTATTCTCAAAAAGGTAGAAAAGATCACTGGCACCGTCTGCACTCTTCAAGGTAGTCTTCTTGGTGGAGAGGAACAGCCCATTCCCATTCAACCTGAGATGGTACTTCGTTGCTTTGAAAGGATGACCGATGAAACCATCAAGATTCTTGGATTTAGCCCTAAGTACTCACATCCCGCTTGGATGATCTGCACGAAACTTGCTGTTCCCCCTTTGACCGTTCGTCCCCCTGTGGTGATGGACGATAATCAGAGAATGGACGATGATCTCTCCCATAAGCTCATCGACATTGTGAGGGCAAACCAGAAGCTCCGTGAACAGATCGATAAGGGTCAGCCTCGCGATTACATTGAACAACATATGGCTCATCTTGAGTTCCATGTAGCCACATACGTTGATAACGATATCAAGGGAATGCCTCCTGCAGCTCAGCGCTCAGGTAGACCTCTCAAGACATTGAAGTCTCGTATGGGTGCTAAGACTGGTCGTGTTCGTGGAAATCTTATGGGTAAGCGTGTAGACTTCTCTGCTCGTTCTGTTATCACTCCCGATGCCAATATCGATGTCGATGAACTCGGTGTTCCTATTGAGATTGCTACAAATCTCACTAAGCCCGAGATTGTGACACCTTACAATCGCGATCGTCTTCAGATGTATATTCGTAATGGTCCTGCTAAGCATCCTGGTGCAAAGTCAGTGTATCTCAAGAGCGATAAACGTACCATCTCATTGAAGTACATCAGTGCAGATATGATCGAGCTGAATGAGGGTGATATCGTTCACAGACATCTTATCGATGGAGATAATGTGCTCTTCAACAGACAGCCTTCTCTTCACAAGGGTTCTATGGAATGCCATCGTGTAAAGGTACTGCCTTATTCAACCTTTCGTCTGAACGTTTCTGCTACTAAGCCCTATAACGCGGACTTCGATGGAGACGAGATGAATATGCACGTGCCCCAGTCTATTGCTGCTGAAACAGAACTTGCTAAACTTGCGAGTGTGAATCGTCTTATCATCTCTCCCCGTTTGAATGCTCCTATCATTCAGATGGTACAGGATACTCTAACAGGCGCATATCGTATCTCTATTCCTGGTGTCAAGATCCATGAACAGGCTGTCATGAATATGCTCAGTCGTATTCGTCGCCCTCTTTCAACATTCAAGATGACAGGTAGTTCTCTTTCAGGAACAGATGTTATCTCTGCCGTATTCCCTCTCATGAACTTCAATGAAAAGATCAAACTCGAGAATGGTAAGCTTATTAGCGGTCTTCTGAACAAGGGCGCTTTCAACACACCTTCTGAAGGTATTCTGCACGTAATCTTCAACGACTTCGGTCCTGATAGATGCGCTCAGTTCATCAATGAGGTTCAGTCTATCGTCACAAAGTTCAATCTTCACACAGGTTTCTCCACAGGTGCATCTGATCTTATCTCGAACAGAGAGACGATCGACTATGTGGACAAGTCTCTTGCAGAAGGTCGTAAGAGGGTTCAGGATATCCTGACTGATGTTCACGCTGGAAAATTCGTGAATATCTCAGGTCGTTCTGACGGTCTTGAACTTGAGAACCAGATCACTAACACTCTGAAGGAAATCAGTGCAAAGATCACTTCTAAGGTGTCTGATTCTCTTCCAAAGTCTAATCGTCTTCTTCAGATGGTAAAGGCTGGTGCAAAGGGTGATAACTTGAACATTACTCAGATGGTTGCTCTTCTTGGACAGCAGATTGTGGATGGTAAACGTATCCAGTTCACTCTTCCCGATCGTACTCTTCCTCATTTCTCCAAATTCGATGATTCTGCTGAAGCACGTGGGTTTGTTGAAAGCTCATTCGTAAAGGGTCTCCGTCCTGCAGAGTACTTCTTCCACGCTATGGGCGGTCGCGAAGGTTTGATTGATACTGCTGTGAAGACATCCGATACTGGATATATTCAGCGCAGAATGATGAAGACTATGGAAGATTTCAATGTTGCATATGACGGAACCGTTCGCAACAATTCAAATATTGTCATCCAATACCGTTATGGTGAAGATGGTATCGATTCTACCGCTGTTGAGTCCCAGAATATTCCTCTCCCCACAATGTCTTTGGAGGACATCTACAAGAAGTTTGCTCTTTCTGTTGAAGAGGTTGCTCCTCTCCTGACAGACGCCATCACTGAAGCACCAGATATGGTTGAAGAGATTATCAATGATCGCGATATGCTTGTGAAAGATGTATTCCAGTTCTCCAGAAAAGAGAGTGTTCTTGCACCCGTTCATCTCAAGCGTTTGATCGACCGTTTCAGCAATCCTTATTCTACCAAGACTGATCTGACTCCTGCATATATCGTTGAACAGATTGGGGGTCTTCTGAGAGAGTCTGTTATTGCTCCTAACCGTCTGTTTGCCGCTCTTGTACGATTCTACCTTGCTCCTCGTCAGTGTATCATCAACTACCGTTTTACAAAGGACATCTTTGATGAAGTAGTGCGTGAGATCCGCTTCCGCTACCTCAAGAGCTGTGTACATGCTGGTGAAATGGTTGGTGCACTCTCTGCACAGTCTATTGGTGAACCTACTACTCAGCTTACTTTGAACACTTTCCATAGCGCTGGTACTGTAAAGGCTGGTGCTACTAAGGGTGTTCCTCGTATCACTGAGCTCTTGGCTGTTTCAAAGACTCCCAAGAACCCTCTCAACTTCGTCTATCTCGATCCTTCTGTCTCTGGAAGTCAGGATCAGGCTATCATGGTAAAGCGTGAGATTCAGAAGACTACTCTTCGCGATATCACTAAACACGTTCGTATGTACTATGATCCTTATCCTCTTGAGACTGCGAGTGTTGTTGAAGATGATCGCGAGATCTTGAAGAGTTTCCAAGACTTCTCCATCGGTAAGCCTGATTGTGCTTCTCCTTGGATTCTCCGTCTTGAATTTGACGATACAGAGATGGCTGCACGCAATACACAGGACATGGTTTCTATCGAGACTGCTATCATGAACAGTGGACTCAAGGTTCTTCAGTGTGTACATTCTGATTCAAATGCTTCTAAGATTGTGATGCGTATTGTGTTCGATTCAAGCTTTGTCGGAAACATGTTGAGTTTGCGCTTCATTGAAGAGCGTATCCTCGATGTCGTGATCGCTGGTGCTTCTGGTGTTGGTCGTGTGTATCCTCGCAAGGTTGAGAAGGAGCTTGTATGGGATGAAGCCGTTTCTGGATTCGCATGCAAGACTCAATGGGTGCTTGATGTTGAAGGTGCAAACATGTATGAACTCATGGGTTTCAAGAATGTAGATAAGACTCGTATCTTCTCGAATGATATTCATGAGGTTATGGATGTGTTCGGTGTTGAAGCAGCTCGTCAGGCAATCTATGATGAATTCAATGAAGTGTTTGCAGAAGCGTATGTGAACTATCATCACATGTCTGTTCTACTGGATTCCATCACCTATCAGGGTCGTCTGATTTCTGCTGATCGTTTCGGTATGAAGAAGCACGACAATGGTGTTCTTGCCAAGTCTTCTTTTGAGGAGACATCCAAGAATCTGTTCAATGCCGCTGTTGCTGCAGAGTTTGACGACATGTCTGGTGTTTCTGCAAATATCATGTTTGGTCAGAAGCCCCCTGCTGGTACAGGATTTGTAAGCATTCTGTTGGATGAGACTCGTCTGCCCGAAGGTAGCGAAGAGGAGTACAATGATACTCTTGAGCGCGCAAATCAGCGTGTTGCAAAGGCTTCACCTCCTGAAGAAGGAGAGTGTAAGATGGACGACATCATGATGGAGTGGTAAGCTTAGAGAGAAGTTGAAACTATAAACAAATGCCATTTTATGAAGATGAACGAACGGAGTCGGAAGAGACTCAAGTGATTATTCAAAAAGAGATTAAAGTTATTCGTGAAGTTCCGATTCAGACAGGTATGATGGATTCACTGATTGTTTCCAATCTTATTGTTTCTCGGGATATCAAGATTCCAAACCCTTCTATTTTTTACCCTCCGAATCCTGAGATTTTGAAGAGCAGTTATCTCAATTTTTCAACTCGAGATCCTGTACATTTTCAATCCAATGGGAAGTCCTTTTTAGAATACAGAAACGATGGTATGCTCTATTCTGAAAATATAGGTGCTCAAACATCCGTTGCGCAGTTCGCTAGTTTTGATAAGGCTCAGATTAATGAGATTATTACACCCATCATTAGTGCTCCTCTTATCTCTGCAAATGTTATTAGGGCTGCTCGATTTGAAGCAACAGCCAATGATATTGGAGGTGTTCTTCTGAAGAACGGGTCTGTCAATGCTCCTGCGGATATCTATTCTGGTAATATTGTTTCAAAAACAGGATCGATAGGTTCTATTCAGCTGAAAGATAAGGGGATCGTTTGTGGTACAATCGATGGGGATGATGCTACATTCAAAAGTGTAACATGTGATAGAATCCATTGCAGTGCTCCTTTTTTGACTGTGGGTAATGTTCAGTTTTCGAATGGATGTATGCTTGCATCTAGCGTATACACTTCAGCAGTATTCACAGATAAGATCAAAACTCAAGTTGCCGATATTGACACTATTAATGTACAAAAGTTGAACATTGGAGAGTCAGTTCTCACAGACACCTCAGATACGTTCTGTATTTCAAAAGGTATCATTACACCATCGAATAGCACCAGCACGATTGGTCCTCTTACATTGACTAAAAACAATGCTATATTAAGCGGTTCTCTGAATGCACAAGATATTCATGCATTGGCAGGTACAATTTATATCTTGGATTCGACAACACAAAAAGTTAAGAAATCATTAGAAGTAGGAAACACATTTATTACAACAGATGGTATTGAGGCTTCTTCCGCTACCCTTAAAAAGGTTACTGCGAATGATGCTGTACTAAAGAATATTGAAACAGAAAAGATCACTTCAGACTCTGGAAACTTTGAACGATTGAATGTCAAGACTGTTGAAATAACAGATGGTATCAAAGCAGCAGATTACAGATTGCTTGATGGTACGTCTATTCTGAATGGTGTATTCCCTATAGGAATGATTATGCTCTTCAACGGAAAAGTACCTCCTAGAGGTTGGTTCGAATGTAACGGAAAAATGGGTACACCTAATCTTCCTTCGCCAACATCAGGAGTCATTTACATCGTTAGAAAGTGATCATACAATGGAAAAGTTTCAATACGGTCAACGGTTGGAATTTGAAGTCGTTGAAACATTAAATGATATTCAAACAGAAAAGTCTCATATTCAATTTGTAAAAACATCTCATCATGGAAATGTTTTACTCATGGATGAAGAGGTTCAACTTTCAACACAAGATGAATATAGGTATCATGAAAAACTTGTTCATCCTGTGATGGCGAACATCTGTGTCAAACCTACTTTTGATGTTCTTATTTTAGGAGGAGGTGATGGATGTGCTGCTCGTGAAGTGCTCAAATGGCAGAATGTAAATAAGATTGACATTGTTGACTACGATTCTGAATTTGTAGAAAAGTTTGGAAAGGGTATTCTTTCGACTGTGAACAAGAATGTATATTCAAATCCAAATGTAATATATCACTCTAAAGATGCTATTGAATTTTTGAATGAAACTGAAAATCTGTATGATGCAATCTTCATTGATTTTCCCGATCCTGACAGTGAAGCATTTATAGATCTGTATGTTGAAACTATTAAAAAGTGTAAAATAGTATTGCATCCTGATGGTGTTCTAGGGATGCATGTGGGTCCTGCTCTCTTTGATCAAACGCATATTCAGTGGGATCGTATTCGACTTTTCAGAAACACTCTTTTGAGTACATTTGAAAATAGAAATCCTACAGTAGAATACAGCTCATGTTATGTACCTTCATTCAGTAATGAATGGGCATTTTTGCATCTAATTTTAAATAGTAAAAATCTAAAAAATCATCCTACTGTAGCTTTCTATATTGAACAGGTAGAGATGAACTGCAAATATTGGAATAAATTTAAGCACGGTGTTTGCGAGTATGACGACGAGTCTTCCTTCTACGAGCACCAGTCATCGCAGCGGGGTTAGCACCAGGGAACTGCATGCTTGAGAGATCATAAGGCTTGAAAGGAGCAGCACCATCAGAAAGAACAGATCCAGTGTAGGGACCGCCAGCCTGAGTGTACAGCTGACCACCCTTCATCTTGCGACCAGCTTTGCGAGTCTTGCGCCTCTTTCCACCAACGCGCTGACCTCCAGCAACGGTACCCTTACCCATGAGCTGACCACCCTTCTGAGCCTCATCCATCATTGCAATATCTCCACCCATATCCTCAGCACCTCCCTTCTTGTAGGTCTTCTTTGCAGCCTTCATAGCATCACCGAGAGACATCTCAGGATGCTTATTTTTAACGCTCATAACATGTTTTAACCAAGCAGATTTAGCCATTTGTATTTCTGAAAGATATTTATACACTCCCGATGGTATAGTCGAACAGAGGCGACTTCATTCTCTTTGGCTGAAACGATACATTCGGATTCTGAGGCGCGGGTGCCTTATATGTTACAGGCTTGTATCTCAATTCATCGGGCTTCACAATGAATGATGATTCTACAAATCTTCCAGTATAGATCTCCATTGCATCATCTGGGCTTCCATAGTTCATCAAAACCCACTGACAGCCGTATGAAAAGCATATCTCAGGATTCTGATTCTTCATAGAAGTGGTATTGACATCAGGTACAACGATCGTTATGTTTCTACGATTATAGGTTATAAGCTCTTCATGGTCATATGTCTGAGATGCCTGAGTATATGTTAATCTTCTACACAAACTTGAAGACCATGATAAGTTCACTAATTCATCCATACCGTTACCCTTGTGATGTTCACCACTGACAATCACAAGCTTACCGAGGAGATTACAGATGGGCTCAAGAGCTATGTTTTTGCGCTGATAACTGTAGCTTGAGTCCAACATGAACCTTCTAAGAGTATTCTTCATAATGTCTGCACATTTGTTGATAACCAGATTGTCCTCTGTGTGGAATACCAAACTCAACATAAAAGGCGATGTTACTTTGAATGCAGAATTGGCTACAGCGAGACAGCAATCTTCAAAAGGAGAAGTATTATATGTTAGCATCTTCTTCGTACTCTCATCTGCAATACCAACGACGGGCGATTTGTTCACTTCATATACATGAAACTCTACAATACGAGCACCGCCTTCAATAACCTTTGAGATAGCGTCTGCGGTCACATATCCGTATACAGTGTCTGTGGGAAGATTTGAATAGGCTGAACCCGCTACATAGTAGTCTGTAGTAAGATTACTGTTCGGACATGTCAGTGGAGTGGGTTTTACGACAGAAGAATATACAGAAATATCCTTTGTAAGAGTTGAATCGGGTGGAGGTGCTTGACCCGTGGATCTTAAATAGAAATACACACTCAAAGATACCCCCAAAAAGAAGATTGAAGCCAACAGAAGATAGAGGACAACTGTTTTTGTTTCCATTGTCTTATGACACTTTGAAAAACATAGGACGCATCATCGCAATCACTTCATCAGGCACTCTGTCTTCCATTGGAATATCGAAGAGAGAGCAGTGCAAGAAGTAGAGCGAATACATACCGCACTGAGCGTTTTTATATTGGTGTCTGGTCTTGTTGTAACGTAACTTCATATTGGGTATCTGATTTGACCATCTGCTCATGAGACGCTGTATCTCTTTCTCAGGTTTCTGTGCATACGAATCAAAATATGTCATCTGAGGATATTCGAGTTCATCTCGAAAGTCGCAGAACGCAGCGATCCAATGTTCTCCAGGACCTGTAGAAATGTCTGTGTTAAAAACGATACCAACCCTTCTGAACCCTTTCTTGTAGACGTCTCTCAGATCGATACTGCACAGTGCTGAAACCAAACATTTTCCTGTCTCAGAATGTGTATCAAAATCTATAGGAACAGTGCCCAAATAGAGATAATCTGGAATGAGTTTCATGTAAGCCTTCTGGCACTGATCGATATCGTCTGAAGATAACCATTCTTCTGCATTTACTTTCCAAGACATGGGTGCTGCAGGTTTTTCGATCAAGTTTCGAACAATACATTCGTGTGTAGAAGCTTTACATGCTTCTTTTAATCTGAAGGTAATCTGATCCCATACATTCCCTGTTTTTGCAATAGGTTTCTCGTGAGGATGTTCTTTATTGTAAGCAACTCTCAGTGCTTCGATTTCTCTATCATCCATTGTTCAAAACGGATAACTTTTATTACTTTTAATGATCAACACAACCATGTCATCTACTAAGGCTGAACTCGTGAACTGTGTGCGCAAGTACCGTACTTTGGATAACCGATTGAAGACTCTCAATCAGGAAACACAGAAGCTGCGCGAGGATCGAAAGATTATTGAGATGGATATGACTGATCTTCTAAAGACGACAGAATTTGCTACAATCAGTAAACTTGAGATTAATGATGATAATTCGTATATCAAGATCCAGCGTCCTGATATGTGGTCTAAGCCTTGGTCTCTTTCTGCAAAGGATTTGAAAACACATCTTGAAAACTTTTGGAGAACGCCTCAACCAAAGACTGCAGAAGCGTGTTATGCGTATATTGTGGATAAGCGAAAGAATGAACTTGTTTCTACAGAGTTCTCATTCTCACGTTTGGGATTGAAAGAGGATTAACGAGCATGGCGTATTTCGGCTTTATAAATATCTAAAATATCATCATATGTACGCTTGTTAATGATTAGATGAGAATGAACAATTTGTCTATATCTTTCTTCGATTCTCTCATTTTTGAATGAGTCATCGCTAAAAATACGAATAGGTACAAATGTAACCTTAAGAAGTGAATCAGTATATCTCTCGTAATTTGATTCATAATCAGAGTCATCAGAATCGCACACAGGATCATAAGAATAGTACATGCGTTGTCTATCAAGTTCTACATACGATTCAGTAGAATCTTTATATTTGATTTTTAGAACCTTCAAAATATAGTAATCACAGCCCATTTATTATAAAGTATACCGACGGCTGTAAACTTCTGTAATTGTTTCTACATCTTCAATATCATAACCTATTTTGTCCAAACGTCTCAAAATAAGATGTTTATAGATGTAATCCTCATCTAAAAATATATCATTTTCAAATACTACTGTATCTTCACCTTCAATACGCCAAAGATGAGGATTCGCCCATCGAGCATAATTTGTAATGTTCTCTTCTGCAGATAATGAGCTGTCGTATTCTGGTTTAGTACCTTTGAACATTTCTTCTTGAACTTCAACATTTTTGATATAATAGCAGTCGTATTGGTCTTTGAACTGTATGCGTAGACTTTTGATCTTATAAAAGTCGCATTTCGACATTATTTTATATACTCAGAGGTTAATGAAAATACCTATACGTTATGTCCCTACAAGGTTAACACGGAAGGATCGAAAACGTCAGATCCAAATGTTAACAAAATCTAGAAAACTGTACAAACAGCATAAATATTTTACTAGGGAAAAGGTTGCATCTTTCAAAAGTAAACCTTCAAAACATGTGGCAAATGCTCGTAGAATATATGGTGTCGAAGATGTTAAACCTTCAAACGAGTTAGCAAAGGCTACTGGATGTTCCGTCTCCGCATTGAAAAAGATTGTTCAAAAGGGAGAAGGAGCGTATTTTTCTTCAGGATCAAGACCGAATCAAACAGCTCATTCTTGGGGATATGCAAGATTAGCAAGTGCTATAACAGGAGGAAATGCGGCTGCAGTGGATTATAAGATTATAGAAAAGGGGTGTTCGCATACAAAGAAAGCGTATAAGTTTGCAAAGAAAGCAAAAGAGAAAGGTATACGTAAAACACGAAAGGTGTCAATTTTTTAAGCAATGCGTATTACTGTAACAATCATTGATGGAATATCTGGGATAACAGGAGTACCTCCTCCTCTTGTTATTGCTAAAATTCTAGCACCTGTATTATCTCCAGTCATATAGAATTGCAATATTTGATTTGCTGTAAAATCTAAGATATATTCAACTGTCAAACATGTTTCTGAATTAGCAGCTAATTGAATTCTTGTATTTGATTTTGGAATAGATACACCCCCAACTACTGGAAAAATTTCCATTTCATGTGTACCTGAAACAGAATCGCATTGTGCTGAAAAAACTACTTTATATGTACCTGCAACTGGTATTTGAATTTGACTATTTGGATATGTGCCACCAACTACATTAATCGTTCCTATTGTTCTTTCTGAATATGTTATAGCTACAGATGCAGGTGAAATAACTGAATTTTGAGTGGTCATGCTCAAAAATGAAGCAAAAAGAGGAGCAAAGTTCATTGCAGGGGTACTCCATAATGTAGATGTTCCAGTGGTCGTTAATATTTGACCAGTTGTACCAGTAGAATATGTTGAATCATATAATGCTCTAGTAACAAATAAAGATCCAGATACTGTTAAGTTTGCATTAAGATCTGATGTACCTATGGACAACTGATTCAAGTTTGTATCTCCGTACATGAACGGACGAGTAGCATCAGTAGAATATGCTATGAATCTGTTATTGAATGTATTTGATACTAGTGAATTTGGATTAGAACCTATAAACGTACAATTCGATCCTTTATTTAAGGATGCAGCTTCATAACCAAATGCATTCACATAATTACCTGAATTCATAAATCCAGCAGATGGACCAAACGCATTCACATAATTACCTGAATTCATAAATCCAGCATTATAACCAAAAGCATTCACATGATCACCTGCATTCATAAATGCAGCAGATGGTCCGATTGCGTTAACAAAATTTCCAGTATTTCTAAAAGCTGAATTCAAAAATATACTTGATACAAAACTACCTCTATTACTTACTGCAGCATTACCTACAGCAAATACGTTATTGCCTCTATTATTTGATCCAGCATTTCTTCCAAGAGCTACAATATTATCACCAATGTTACTAAAAGCTGTATCTTGACCGAAAGCATTGATGTTTGAACCAAAATTATTTGCTGCAGCATTGGATCCCATAGCATTCACAGTGCCTCCACTGTTATTTGCTGCAGCATTAACCCCGATAGCATTCACATTTCCTCCAGTATTACTGAATGCTGCACTTAATCCAAATGCGTTAAGATTGATACCTGAATTGTTGAATCCAGCATTATTACCTA